AAGCAACCGAAGAGAGTTTTAACGAGCTACACTATCTTGTTACAGAGGACTTTTTACGTAGAATAAAAAGCGGAGAAGCGACTACACAAGATTTAAAAGCAGCTTGCGACTGGTTAAAAACCAATGACATTACAGGTGTAGCTTTTGATGGTAGTCCTTTAGATAAACTAAACAAACTTCTACCTACTGTTGACCCAGCTCTCGTAAAGAGGAAAGTATATGGCAAGCAAAACTTCTAAGTATTACAAGAAGAATCCAAAGGCTGCCGCTAGAAGGCGTAAGCAGCAACGCAAATACAACAAAACTAAAAAAGGTCTAGCAATTAGAGTCAATGCAAACAAACTTAATAGAAAACTTGGTACATATGGCAACCGTGACGGATTGGATGCCGCCCATTATAAGGGTAGTAAAACCCGTGGCAGAAAACAAAAACCATCTATTAACAGAAGAAGCAGACTTAAAATTAAACGATGACCCCATTACTACCAAACCCTGATTACTATTTACACAATTTAATAACCATGACAAGTTCAGAATCAAAACGGCTCTGGAGAAGGGCTATCAAAGAGCACTTTAATTGTCAATGTGTTTATTGCGGAGAATTTCATGAATTACACAACCTTACAATCGACCACGTACGACCTAAATGTAAAGGCGGAAAGGATGTTACAGCGAATGTTGTACCCTCGTGTCGACGATGCAATCAGGAAAAAGGTAGTAGAGAATGGCTCAACTGGATGAGAGCTACGTTTGGTCATAAGCCAGACAGAGAGAAACTAATTTCAACACACATACGCTATGGCTGAACGATTTAAACCGGGTGTCTACTTTCGAGACGGTAAACAAGTCTTTCTTAACGATAAAGGAGAAGTAGAAAACCCTAGAATATATTATTTAAGAAGAAACTCACTAGAAGCATACAATAAATACGTCAAGCCTATATTACAAATTGACTTTCCTAGTGTGTTAGAACCTTATACAGAAGCTAGAACTAAACAGATAAAAGGTTTACAAGAGGTAGATGCAGAAGTTATAGGAGATATTACTGATGCTTTATCTCTTAGAATATCTGAAGAAAGACAGCGAAAAGAAATAGAAGATAAGAAAAAGAAATTTAATCATCCTAATGCGATGAATAAATTTGGTAAGAACATGACATACTATCAGTATGAACAAGCAATAAAAGAAGAAGAAGAGCCTAACGTTGAAATTAAAGAAGAAGCGGTAGACATAAATAAAGCTTTTACTGAACGTACTGGTATTGTTATACCTAAGAGTTACAAATGATTGAACAGAAACAACCTAACATCCTGTATGATGCTGAGACAGATTATCTATTAAATACTAATATAAAACCTGATAATCAGTACAGACAGGATTACGATCAAAGTAAGTCATTTGCAGCTAAGACAGGTGACTTCTTTAAGTATGTACTATCTATACCAGAAAAGCTAGATAAAGCAATCGGTATACACGGTACAAGACAAAAAGCAATCAAAGCACTAACTGGTGGGCTATCAGAAGATCATATGGTAGCCGCACTAGCCGGTGAAATGCTTGTACCTGATAGTCTTGATTTAATTACACTCGGTCTTGGTTATATACCACGTCGAGTTATGGGTGGCGGTAGTAAAGCTATCAAGATGTATTTAAAAGCTAAGAAAGCTAAAATACCTAAAAGAATTATTGAAGAAGCAAATAATATTAGTCAAGGTACAAAACGAATTACCGACGCTGACTATGATCTTATGGTTAAAGGTGCAGATAAAGTTGGTAGAATTACAGGCAAGTCAGCAGACGATGTTTTAACAGAGCAAGGCTTACTGTCTAAAATGGATTTCCAAGATTTAGATGAAGCCGAAGCATCTGCACAACAAGCTAGAGCTCTTTATATACTTAGAAAACAAAGAGATGCTGGAAAAGGAACAGATGAAACAGCTCGAGCACAGTCTCATATAGACATACTAAAAGCTAATAGGACTGTGATGGGTGATGGCAGTAAGCATATACCTACATTAAAAGATAAGGGTATAAGTGAAGAAGCTAATGTTGTATTTTCTAGAGCTGCTTTTAGAGGGGGAGTCTTTGACTATGAAAAATGGTTTTTAAGTAAAGATAGACGTATTACTGAGTTCTTTGGTTCTATGGGTAAACGTTATTCTAAAGGTAACTATAACAAAGTTAAAGAACTACTACAACCTATAATGGAAGCTGAGTTTGCAGATTTCTTTGCAAAGTATGACATACCCGGACATAAATTAGAATTACATCATATTACACCTCTAAATATAGGAGCTCAGTTATTTGATGGATTAACATGGCAGAGTGACGAGTGGTATGATCTAATGGAAGTATTTTATAAGAAAGGTGTTTTCCCGGGAGCTAATCAGGTTACGGGTACGATTACAGATCAACTTACAGCTGGTAACTTGACAGAGGTAATGAAAGAAGCACACTATATTCTACATCAAAAATACTTTAAAGATGTACTAGGCGTCTTTGATCCTACGAAGTCTAAAGATCCATACGCTCATTTTACTAAGTTTTTTACACCGGCACGTAATGCTAAGATTAAATCAGGTGAAGCTGGTAGAAAAGCAGTTGCAGCTGAGTTTGCTGACAGACTGAAAGAAGGAGAAGTTCTAGTTAAACGTATGATGGGTCAAATTCAACAAGCTGTCGGTAAGTCACCACTATCTACTGATCCTATTGAGAATTTTGATGAACTAACAGACTTATTCTTTCATATGGATAAGGATGGTACGATACCAGCTTTAACATCTAAGTTTACTGGCAAAAGCTATTCATCAAAGATTGTTAACGATCAGATAGCTGAGATAGCTAAAGATATACTTATGCACCAAAGACTTCGTAATGTGTTTGGTCCAGTGCTAAGAATGTCTGTCAGATTGAGCAAGCCCCAAGAAAAAATTATTTTTTCGCCTATGTTTGCTAGATATACACGTGATATATTATATAGCAACCTGACACCTAAGCAGCTGAAGGCTAAGTATAAAGGTCCATTAGATCAGATGGAAATGATATTTGAAAGCTTAGACGATACAGGCTTGATTGATAGCCTTAAAAACACGCCTAAACCATAATGGACAACAGATTAGTACTACTACAACAAGATTTTAAGCTGTTTTTGCAGGCATTATGGCATGAATTACATCTTCCACCGCCTACAAGAGCACAATATGCGATAGCAGACTACCTACAGCACGGACCTAAAAGACTACAAATACAGGCTTTCCGTGGTGTAGGTAAGAGCTGGATTACAGGAGCCTTTGTATTATGGACATTGTTTAATGATGCAGAGCGTAAAATTATGATAATCTCCGCTTCTAAGGAGAGAGCGGACAATATGTCAATCTTCTTACAGAAACTTATTATAGACACCCCATGGTTAAGTCAATTACAGCCCAAATCAGACGATTCAAGGTGGTCACGGATCAGTTTCGACGTCAACTGCTCACCACACCAAGCTCCTTCGGTCAAGAGTGTGGGTATTACAGGGCAGCTTACTGGAAGCAGGGCAGATTTGATGATTCTGGACGACGTAGAGGTCCCGGGCAACAGTATGACGGAGTTGATGCGTGAAAAGCTTTTACAACTCTGTACGGAAGCGGAGTCAATCCTTACCCCGAAAAGCGATTCTCGTATTATGTATCTCGGGACTCCTCAGACTACTTTTACTATTTATCGTAAGTTGGCAGAGCGTTCGTATCGTCCCTTGGTTTGGCCCGCAAGATACCCTAGAGGTAAGTCCATTACCCAGTACGAAGGACTACTAGCACCTGATTTACAGGCAGATATAGACAATGGAGCAGAAGAATGGGCTCCAACAGACGATAGATTCACAGATTCAGACCTGTTAGAAAGGGAAGCATCTATGGGTCGATCCAACTACATGTTGCAGTTCCAACTCGACACAAGCCTATCAGATGCTGAAAAGTTCCCACTTAAGATGGCTGATCTTATTGTTACTAGCATTAACCCTAGTAATGCACCCGACAACATCATATGGTGCTCAGATCCAGCCAATGTTATCAAAGATGCCCCAACAGTCGGACTACCGGGAGACTATTTCTATTCACCTATGCAAATGCAGGGAGAATGGAGTGAATATAACGAAACCATTTGTAGCGTGGATCCATCCGGAAGGGGTACAGACGAAACAGCGGCTTGTTATCTATCCCAAAAGAACGGAATCATCTATTTGCATGAAGTGCGAGCGTACAGAGATGGGTATAGTGACAATACCTTGCTCGACATCCTTAGAGGATGTAAAAAGTACAATGTTACAAGCTTGGTTATCGAAACAAACTTTGGAGACGGTATCGTAAGTGAATTATTTAAGAAACATCTTCTTCAGACAAAACAAAACATCCATATTGAAGAAGTTAGGGCTAACGTCAGGAAAGAAGACAGGATCATTGATAGTCTTGAGCCTGTGCTTAACCAACACCGTCTTGTTGTTGATCGTAGTGTCATTGATTGGGACTATTCCTCCAACCAAGACAGTGCACCTGAAAGTAGGCTCTTATATATGCTCTTTTACCAAATGAGCAGAATGTGCCGACAGAAAGGAGCAGTAAAGCATGATGACAGATTAGACTGTCTAGCACAAGGTGTAAAATACTTTACAGACGCTCTTCATATTAGTGCACAAGAAGAAATAAAGAATCGTAAGCATGAATTGTTTATGGATACGTTAGAAGCGTTCCTAGACGACCCTCAAGCTGCGACAAATCATTTAGTATTAGGTCTAAACCTAGAACAGCGTAGAGAAGCTCGTGGAAAGGAGTCTGGAAACAGTGTTCCTAACTGGCGTTGAGCGATCCCTCACGTATACAGGGGAGGAGAAG